TTTTTACAGTTCTAGTTATATGTTCTCTTTGTGTATCAGTATCTGGATTGTTAATATCGTCTTCTGCTTCTTGATCTGAGTTATATTCTTGATTAGTTTCTTTATTTTTTAAAATTATCTCAGCTTCGCATTTAACAACCGGTACTTTTTTACCGTCTATTTCTACGTATTCTACTGTTCCTTCTTCTATAAATGCCATATATTAATCTCTATTTATTTGTAGCACAGAAATAACCATATGTAACCTATTTCCTGTGGCTGCGGTTGCTTTTAAAATTTCACCTTCTTGCATTATAAGTGGTTGTGATAATAACTCAACTGTTTCATTAGCAGAAATTGCCTTTGTTTTAAACAAATTAAATACCGCTGCTCCAGCAGTTAATGTTATTGATATACTATCAGCATTACCAGAGTCTTCTGACACTAAAATAGATTTAATAATACTAGTAGTCGCAGTCGGCCCTGTATAAACAGTTGTATTTGATGTATCTGTAAAATCTATTTTTGAGTTTGTATATATATTAGCCACCGATAAACCAAGAGATTCTCTCTTGCTCCTGTTTTAGTTCGTCTAGAAACGTAGAATTTAATTGTTCTTTCATTAATCCTAGAGCTCTGTTAATTTGTTTTTGGTTAGATACGTCATACTCTTGTTTTGGTTCTGGTATTCTTACATTTATTTTAGCCATTATCTTCTACCATCCGGTTGTATATCTACTCTAAAAGTTCCAAATCTCCATGACTCACTAGTAGCATCATTTTCTATTTTAAAACTACAAAATCTACCACGTGCTCTTGTGTCTTTTTTTGTAGTAGAAGATGTAATAGTAAAAGGACTATATACACTAGTAGTTGTTGATTGTTGAGGATATCTTTTTACTCCAATAGTTACTTTAGCATTACCTAATAATGTTTTAAAATCTGGCACAAATCTTCTAACCGCAAGAAATGCTTCTCCTGCAACTTTAGGTCCAGATGCTTTGCCTTGTGCATCTCTTTGTCTTTGTTCTAAATCAAAATCAAAAGATTGTATAAATGATGGTATTGTAGTTGTTGTACCATTAGGATTAACTTGATCTGTACCTACTTCATGTTCAAAATATGTTGTTTGTCCTAAACCTGTTTCACCTACGATTGCAGGAAATGTTCCTGTTGCTGTGCTATTATATTTAGTAGCATATGGATTAGGATATATAGTTGCATCCATCCAACTTGTTCTAGCTTCTGTACCTGTATACCAAACACCACCAGGTATACCTGCTGACTCACCAAAATTAAATATAACATATTTGTTATTAAAATCAGATGTTGCACTTGGATAACTCCAAGTTATTTCTGTGTATAAATTATTTAAACCTGCTGAAACTTGTTGACCTTTTGTAGTATCAAAATTATCAAACACACTATCTTCAACAGTACAAGATAAAGATTTTACTGTACCGTCAAACATAAAGAAACCTTTAGGACTTAACCAAAATGCAGCTCCATCTATTTCTACAACAGCGTTTTGTCCAATTAATCCACAGTTAGTACCTACTTGTTCAAAACCAAATGTAAAAGGAGAACCAATAAATTTCATTGTATACAATGCATTGTCTGTCCATATCAAAATAACTTCTTTTGCTTTTAATGCTCCAACAATTTTTGTACCATCTTGTAGTCTTTGTGTACCAGCTGTATTAGTTGCTGATGGTGCATAAGTATTTATTGCTTCTTGGTCCGAGAACCTAATAAACATATCGTCTTGTGTTTGTGAATTACCTATAGTTGTTTCTGTTCCTAAATGAATTAAATGACGTGTTGTAGGAGATATTAATGTAACTCTTGTTTTAGTTGGATTATTTGTAGTTTCAAAACCTGATGTAGTTGTTGATGCTCTTGTTGTTAATCTAGCACCAATAGCAGAGTTCCATGTAAATGTTTTACCATTTAATATTGTTGCAACTAAAACTTCACCAAAATTACTTAATGACCAAAGACCTGGTTCTAATGTAACATCAGATGCTGCAGCTGCTTCACCCCAGTTACCATTACCGTATGGGTCCATACCCCAACCATAACCATAAGTTTGTTCTCTTGGTCCAACATGCTCATATGGTATTACACTTAAACTACCACCTGTTGATACAGTGCCTGTTGCATTGCTTGCTTGATTAATTGTAAATGTACCTGTAGTAGGCACACCTATTACTTGAAATTTTTTATCTTCAAATTGTGCATCATTAAAACCTGTACCACCCGGTAATGTAACACTATCTAATTGTACAACGTCACCAACTTGTAAACCATGTGTTGCTTTTGTAATTGTACACGTAGGTGAACCATTTGTAGTTGCAATTGTTGCAGAAGTTAATGTAGCTTTGACAGGTGTAATATCATACAGTTGTCCTTCAAAATATAATAATAAAAATTTATCTGTTCCAAGGGCCACGTACCTATTACCATCATTGTCAACAAATGCGTGTTGTTTTCTAACTACACCTACAATTGTATCAGTAATAAGAGAAGACCAACCACCGACTTTTTCTGGTAGACCATATCTAAATCTAACATTATCAGAATCTACCCATCGGTTTTCTGCTCCGACTTCTGTATCTTGTTTGTCAATTCCTGGTTTAAATTTAAACTCAACGAGAGCCATCAGTAGCTCCTATATTTTATCTTTGTAAGCCCAACCTCTAGTCGCACTTACGTAAACTAAAGTAAATGCTGCACCATTTACATTGACTACTAAGTTTGATGCTGAGCCTAAAATGTTGGA